ATGGGACTTAAAAAAGCTATAGAATTTGTAAATGCACTTGATTCTGCTGGTGTTGATACCCTTAGTATCAACCAATTAAAAAGAGCGATTGATAAGCGTGGCTTCTTGAAAAAAACAGGTGCATTTTTGACCGGAAAGGGTTTNAANGAAGANATCACAAAAGAAGATATACAAAAAATGGTTCAAGAAGAACTTGAAGCCGTAACTAAAGGAAACTAAAACATGAGTTCAAACACATTAAAAATCGTACAAGGTATCGCACAAGCAGCCGCAAATGCTTATGACGGCTCACATGATGAGCGATATGCTGCCGATGGAAAAGCACGAAAGATTGGTCTCAATCGTGAAGAAGGTGATCCTATTCTTGATAAAAGAGTCATTGATGGATTCAAAGTCAAATTTTCTGGTGATGCGATGTGTATTGTGTATCAATCAGATATTATGCTTAAAGATATTTATGCTGGTGGATTTGAAGCCGAGATGGAAAGAAAAATTAATGATATTAAAAAATTCTTACAAAAAGAATACAAAGCCATTACTGGTGAATCAGTTAGAATTACCCCTGTAAAAGATGAAGAAATTAAAGTTCTTGCTCAATCAGTTTCTCGCGTTCGTTCTTTTGTACAAGCTTACCGATGGTTTAAAATCTCTGGTGTTGATTCAGAACCAATCTTGTCTCCTTCCGAGGACACAGTTGATAAAGCAGTCAGAGATTTTCTTTCTCTTAACTCTAACAAGAGGCCAAACAACGACACTAGGAAATAATGTCCTTTAAGCTTTCAAAAAAGGAGATTGTAAAAGAAATCCTTAAGTGTGGTAAAGATCCAGTTTACTTTACAAACAATTTTTGTAGGATCTCGCACCCGCTCAAAGGTCTCGTTCCGTTTAAAACTTATCCATATCAAGATGATCTGTTAAACGATTATAACGATTTCCGCTTTACAGTTATCCTAAAAGCTCGACAGTTGGGGATCTCAACTATTACAGCCGCATATTGTGTGTGGCTTATGTTGTTTCATCGTGATAAAAATGTTTTGGTTATCGCGACTAAATTTGCAACTGCTGCTAACTTGGTAAAGAAAGTAAAACACATCATGAAAAATTTACCACCTTGGTTGCAAGTGGCTACAATTTCAATCGACAATAGAACATCATTTGAGTTGTCAAATGGCTCTCAAATCAAAGCGGCATCTACCTCTGGTGATGCTGGTCGTTCTGAAGCACTTTCGCTTTTGGTAATTGATGAGGCTGCACACGTTGATGGTCTAAAAGAACTATGGACCGGTTTATATCCCACTCTATCAACTGGTGGTCGCTGTATAGCACTTTCAACCCCAAACGGTGTTGGTAACTGGTTTCATAAAACCTATGTTGATGCTGACAGTAAGGAGAATGATTTTCATCCTGTCTGTCTTCCTTGGGATGTTCATCCCGAAAGAAATCAAGAATGGTTTGAGAAAGAGACAAAGAATATGTCTCGGAGACAAATAGCACAAGAGCTAGAATGTAACTTCAATACATCAGGTGATACTGTTATTCATCCTGATGATATTGCTTGGTTAAATCAAACAATTAGAGAACCAGTATATAGAACCGGTTATGATAGAAACTTTTGGATTTGGGAGAAATTTGAAGAAGGTAGCACTTATTTGCTTGTCGCTGATGTTGCAAGAGGCGATGGTGCTGATAATTCTGTATTTCATGTTTTAAAATTAGAAACAATGGAGATCGTAGCCGAATACCAAGGCAAGCCTAATCTAGACATGTATGCTCAAATGTTATATTCAGCAGGCACAGAATATGGAAACTGCCTTTTGGTCGTTGAAAACAATGGTATTGGTATATCCATCTTAGAAAAACTAATTACTCTTGGATATTCGAATCTTTATTATTCAATTAAATCGACACATGAGTTTGTTGAATCTGTTCAAGGTGAAGCCATGGACGGAGCAATAGCAGGTTTCACAACCTCTACCAAAACTCGTCCCTTGATTGTTGCAAAACTTGAGGAGTTTATAAGAAATAAAATGCTAAATATTTATTCATCAAGAACTTTTCATGAATTTAAAACTTTTATTTGGAAAAACGGAAAACCACAAGCCATGCGATCATATCACGATGACTTGGTTATGTCTTTGGCTATTGCTTGCTGGGTTAGAGATACCGCACTTCAAGTAAACGAGCGAGATGTAGAATATAAAAAAGCAATATTAAATTCTATGTATCTAAACAAAACCACAATGAATACCGCCATTAAAGGTATGAATGGATATGGTTTAGATATAAAGGAAAAACAATTAGAAGCAAAACAACAAATGAAAGATTTCGTTTGGATTTTTAAAGGATAGAAAAAATGGCATCAAGAAACAATAATGGAAAAAACCCTTACAATGAAGAGTCTGGATTGTTTAAATCTTTAACTAGATTGTTTTCTGGCCCCCTGACACAAAGAAGAACACAATCGGGGCGTCAACTGCGTAGAAGGCACCTAGACATATATTCGTCTCAATTTAAATCCGCATCAGGACAACAATTTAAAAAGTCTGAATATAATCCAATGAATGTCACAACTTTAAACATGATTGCAAACCGAAATCGTGCTGAAAGATATGTTGANTTTGATCAAATGGAATACGAACCAATTATCGCTTCTGCTCTTGATATTTATGCTGATGAGATGACAACGCATTCGTCTCTACAACCAATGTTAAGAATCAAATGCCCAAATGAAGAAATTAAATCTATTTTACATTCTTTATATCACAATGTATTAAATATTGATCATAATCTTTTTGGTTGGTCTCGCACGATGTGCAAATATGGAGACTTCTTTTTATATCTGGACATCGATGATAAGCGAGGTATTACCACATGCATTGGATTACCACCACAAGAGATTGAGAGATTAGAAGGAAAAGACCCAACAAACCCAAATTATGTACAATTTCAGTGGAATAGTGCTGGAATGACATTAGAAAATTGGCAGCTTGCACATTTTAGAATACTTGGGAATGATAAATATGCCCCCTATGGCACTTCCGTTCTTGAACCGTCTCGACGAATTTGGAGACAACTAACTTTGCTTGAAGATGCTATGATGGCTTACCGTATTGTTAGAAGCCCAGAGCGAAGAGTTTTTAAAATTGATGTTGGAAATATCGCACCAAACGATGTAGAACAATATATGCAGAAAGTTATGACTCAAATGAAGAGACATCAGGTTGTCGATCCAAAAACAGGCCGAGTTGATCTTCGTTATAATCCTCTTTCAATTGAAGAAGATTATTTTATTCCTATTCGCGGTGGAACCTCTGGAACAGAAATTATAAATCTACCCGGTGGTCAGTTCACTGGAACTGTGGAGGATGTAAAATATTTAAGAGAAAAGCTATTTGCTGCTCTCAAAGTGCCGCAATCATATCTTGTAATGGGTGAGGGCGCACAAGAAGACAAAACAACTTTGGCTCAAAAAGATATTCGTTTCGCAAGAACAATTCAAAGATTACAAAGAGTTGTAATTGCAGAGCTTGAAAAAATTGGAATTATTCATCTTTTCACATTAGGTTTTCGTGGCGATGATCTTCTATCTTTTGATTTGGCTTTGAATAATCCTTCTAAAATTGCTGAACTTCAAGAACTTGAACACTGGAAAACTAAATTTGATGTCGCAGGCGCGGCTACCGAGGGTTTCTTTTCAATGCGTTGGATTGCTGAGCACATGTTTGGTGTTTCAGAAGATGAATTTATTAGAATGCAAAGAGAAATGTTTTACGATAGAAAGTTTATGGCTTCGCTTGAGGCTGCTGGTCAAGCTCCCGAAGGCGGTGGAGCCGGTGGGGGTGATCTTGACCTCGGTGGCGATGATGCCGGTGGGGGTGATCTTGACCTCGGTGGTGACGATGCAACTCCTGCTGAAACACCTGATCTTGGTGGCGATGATGCTGGTGCTGCTGCTGGTGGTGGCGAAGGAGATGACGATGTTCTTCTTGCTGCCCCCGGTAAACGAGACGACGATAAGTCAAGAGGCCCATATAAGAAACATCAATTAAAATATCGCAAAGGCGGCATGGCCAAACAAATGAAAAATCAAGCTACGGGTGAGTATGGAAACACCACCAGAAGTATATTTAAAGGCAAAACTGGTTTCGGTGGATTAGATTCATTAGCCAGAGGCATAACAGAAAATAAAACACTAGATAAAATAGAAGAAGAAAAACTATTTAATACATCAGCAGAAGTAAACAAACTTCTAGAAAGTTTAAAACATTTGGAGAACAAAGAGAATGAGAGTAAAACATAATAAGAAAAGAAACACCGCTTTTCTTTACGAATCATTAATTACAGAATTAACAAAAGCAATTGTCCGAGGACAAGAAGACAAAAAACAAAATGTCTTGGAGACCATTAAAAAATATTTTAATGCCGACTCTCCATTAAAGAAAGAATTGGAAATCTACAAATCTGTATTAGAGGCAGATAAGATGTCTCCAAATCTTTCTCAAAGGTTTTTATTTGAAGTCAAAAAAGATTTTAATAATCTTGATAAGAAAGAAATCTTCAACCAACAGACAGCTTTGATTAAAGAAATAAATGAGTCATATTCAAGTTCTGTTTTCTCAAACTTTATTTCAAACTATAAAAACATCGGATCTTTGTATCAGTATTTTAATTCAGAGGGTGCTAATGCTAAAACTCGTTTGATTTTGGAACAAAGAGTTGTTGGAATACTTGCTTCTACAAAGACAGAAGAAAAGCAAGAAATGAAACATATTGATAGTTTGGAGTATAAGACATTTGTTAATAAATTTAATGAAACTTATGATAATACCCTTCGCAAAGAACAAAAGGACCTGTTAACAAACTATATTACTTCCTTCTCAGACAATGGCCTTGGCCTTAAATCGTTTCTAAACGAAGAAGTGGCCCGACTCAAAGAGCAAGTTACAAAATGTTCCAAGACAGATAAAATTAAAAATAATAAAGAATTCTATGACAATACCCAAAGAGTTCTTGAAAAGCTTGAAAGTTATAAAAAAACTCCGATTACCGAAGAGTTGGTAAAAGAAGTGTTTTATATTCAAGATTTTGTTTCTGAGGTGCTCGAATAATGGCTATTAAAATAAACATTACTGAACCTGTTTCAGAACCAACCGAACCAGCTAACGAGACTGTTAATATTAAGATTGTAGATCCAAATAGACAGATGTTGGAATTTAAATTAAATATGCGAAGGGCTTTGAACGGTGATTTGATGATTTTTGATCACGCTGATATTGATATTGTCGTTATGCTTGAATCAAAGAAAATTATTGCTTTTGCAAAAGATTTAATGTCGGAAGTGGTATACGGAGCAGAGAGTCGTCTGTTTGATCATCTCAAGAAAAAGGGCATCGTTGCTTTTGACTCTATTCAAGGTGGTAATGTTTACGGCTCTCTTGAAGCGAAAATTCTGGACTCAACCGATCTTGATTCTGTAAAAGCTTCATTATATGAAATTAGCCAATGGATGGATGGTGAGCGACCATACTTTAAATCCATGGAGGCTTATGATGAAATGATGGATGATGCTTTACTAGATCCTGATAAAAAGGATTCAACTGAGCTTGGCGAGGTCCCACAAGAAGTAGAACAGGGCTCCATCAATCAAAGTGTTTTATTTTCGCCATATCTTTATGGCCGTTATATGTACGAGTAAAAAATGAACATTGACAACAGTAATATAAATATTAGAGACGACCTTAACATGATAGAGTTTGATATGGGAATGATTTGGTTTATTTTGGCCGCATATGGCCTAACACAGATTTTAGTTTATTCTAAAATTTTTGAAAAAATACGACCCAACCGAGACCAGTATGGTCTTTTTGGATACATGGCGAATTGTGCTATGTGTATGGGTTTTTGGGTAGGAATGTTTTTGTTTTTCATAAACGGATGGACAGAACTATTTACTTTCAAATACTCC